GAGTTGGACGGGCTGCAATTGCATCCGTTGTAAACTCGTCGTTTTCTGGCAGATATTCTTCTGTGCGATTTACGCTCATTTTATTTATTTTCCTTTGTTTTTATTTTAGTTTATTTTAGTTTCGGTTGCTCGGATTTGACTCCAAGCCTCGGCAATCTCAATGCTGAGTTGTCGGTGTAGGGACCATTCTATACGCTTTACATGGAGAAGTCCAGCCGAGTGAAATAGCTCAATCGTCTTTTCTACCATTGCACGTGAGTAAAGCCTACGTCCTTGGTGCTCTTTACCGTTTACATTCTTTGTTGAGGGTAGCCTGTATGGTGCAGCGGGTAGGTAGCCCTCTTTAATCCATGCACGGATGGTTATTACAGGCCTACCTAAAGCCGCCGCAAGTGCCCCTATAGTGAACATTTCAAGGTCGCTGCCATTGGGTAACGTTCTTTTAATGGGTTTTGAATCCCACATGAAGTCAGGTTCAACTTCAGGTGCCTTCACCACTACAGGTTTGCGCTTGCGTTTGCTTCCTGGATAGAACGTATCCAAGTCAGCAAAAGTTGATTCTATGAAGTCTTCGTTCATTGAACTACTATCTTCATTAGTTTATTAGGAAAGTCTTTTGAAGCCGTAAAATGAATATTAAAATCATGTTCATTTGTATCAGCACGAGTTAAACCATATTCAGGAACAAAACTGCGAAGCGCTTTGGCTGGAATAATAAGCAGTGCATCTGTATACCTAATGCAAATACGATTGAAAGCTGCGGGGTTATCGTCCACAGGTTCAGTTAACCACATACGTTGAAGTTTTTGAAATGGAAACTTAACCTCCATAGTAGAAGGCCCGTTCATCCATTTAATTTCCATACCGCCAATGTAATTTGCAAAACCTTCAGGTTTTTTAGGGTCTTGAAGACTGTTTACAAGATAGTCAACAAAATAATAACGTGGAGTAGACCAAGCTTGCCAACCATAAAGTTCACAAAGTTTGTCCATTACTCTTTGTTCTTTGTTACTGTCTGATGCAGTAACCCAAATTGGTTGCGCCATTAAAGGTTATCTACCAAAAATGCAAAAGATTCTTTTGAAGGAAACATTGCATCAATGTCTGCTTCAGTTAAATGTCCTTCATAAAAAGCTGCCATGATTTCAGCTTCATCAATCACAGGAACCATTTTAATACATTGATCTTTAATTTTCTTTTTTGTAAGGATGTCTTCAGCAATATCCATATCTAATGTTTTAGATACACGACGTTGTTTTGTAATACGAACTTTGCCTACAGTTTCATCTTCTAACTCTAAAATGCGATGGCCTCTATCATCAGGCTCAACCTCATCAAGTGATGATAACAAACGTTTTTTTAATTCAGTTTGGCGGGTAGTTAAAACACCAACCTCATCCTTAAGACGGATGTACTGTCTAACGTTTCTTTTTATTTCTTCTAAACTCATTTAATGCTCCCCTGGTTAGGAACACCAAATTAGTAGGCTAGAACCTACTTGTCAACTTTTAAGTACTTCTCCAGCGCGTCTATAATTACGCTTGTAACAGTAACCCCTTCGGAGGCAGCTTTCTTCTGGACGGCTTTCCACAGGTCATCAGGGACGCGGATAGTCCTAGTCGGGGTCTTAGGTGCGTTAGGCATCCTACAAGTTTAAACTATGGCGTTGGTTAAGAACTGCCTTAAACTGCCCACGTTCATGGATATTCCACCCTGTTCATTAATACCCTCACCATCAATCACCGCGTTGGCTAAAGCATTTTTTTGCTGAAGAGATTCCCATTGCCGCTGCTCAATAGAGTTGCCCATAATGATGTCTTGAATAACAATAGTTTTCCAAGTAGAAGACGCTCTTTTTATTCTTCCATTTCGCTGGGTGGCAGTACCTGAACTCCAAGGTAAGTCATAGTTAACCAATAAGTTAGCTGCTGGTAAATCCACACCATAGCCCCCAGCGTCAGAGCTGATAAGAACCCTAACAGAAATATCAGTATTGAATGCAATTTTGTTCTCCTCTTTTGTTTTAGCGTCTATTCGTCCTGAATATAAACGACATTGATCTGGACCTAATGCCTCAGCAATCATTTCTAACATATCTACGTAAGTTGCAAAAATAACTATTTTGTTAGCTTCGTCTTGTTCTAAAAAATCTTTTACGTATTGTATTAAATACTCAAACTTAGGGGCTTGATTAACGTCTTCAAGCTCTCCTTCTTCTACTAAACCAGCGGCGTATACAGAGCCTTCACCGTTCATCTTACTAAATTTAACCGCACTATTTTTTAATAGCTGTGGGTGAGAACAAAGCATTTTTAATGCGCCAATTTTAGACATAATTTTTCCACGCATTTCGTCTTCTGGCCCACCGCGTGAAGACTCTACGCCATAGTGTGCAAGTACGTTGAAATTAGAACCAAATAGGTCTTGCGCTTCTTCTAAATCAGCAAGTAAATCATTTACTATGCGTTGGTATAACTTAGCATTTTTACGATCAAAGTAAATTTCAATAGGTTCTTTATGAATAGCATCAGGTAAAAAAGGCGCCACGTCAGCGTCTTTTTGCGCTTTACGAACTGAAGCTTCTTTCATTTTAGTATGCAAGGTAATTAAATTGCGGTAATGCTGAACGCCGCCCCAAGAATTACGAACAATAAATGCTGAATCAAAAATATCAAAACGTCCAAGTACAGTTGGGTCTACAAACTGCATAATGCTGTAAAGCTCTTCTGGTTTACCATTTTCAATTGGAGTGCCAGTTAAAGCAAAACGAAATGGGGTATTAGATAATTTCTTTACCATTTTTGAGCGTTTAGACTTAAATGACTTTATCGCCGTTGCTTCGTCTAATACTACAAACCCTCTTGGAAGGTCCTTGACGTGTTCCCAGTCGTTAACGACTTGTTCATAATTGAGGATAATGTAGTCCACGCCAGAAGTTCGCCAACTGTAGGCTTGTTCGTATTGTTCAGCTCTTTTGGCTTTTGTTCCATCAATGACCAAAGCGTTAGAAGTACCATCTGTAAATTTCTCAATCTGATTAGCCCACTGATATTTAAGTGAGGATAAACAAATTATAAGCCCTGGCTCTGTAATTTTGTTCTCATCCATTAACCGCTCAAGAGCAGCAATGGTTAAAACAGTTTTTCCTAATCCAAGGTCATAGGCTACGAGCATCTTGGTGCGCTCGCACATACGGTCTACAGCCTCAGGTTGATAGGGAAGTAATGTTCCTGTAAAGGTCATTAGCCATCCTTGCCTTAATTAAATGTTCTAAATCTTCTAACGTCCCATTATTTACAAAAATCTGATCTACTTTATAGTCATCCATTTGAGACTCAGATACGTGATCGTTTACAGCTGCTACATTAAGCCTTTTAATCCGCCATATTTGACCATCTAAATATTGAATCATGTCAGCCTCATTTGTAAATCTAACATCTGTGACAACAATATTTTGGTGCGTTAACGTAGGAGCTAACGCCTGTTTAATCCAAAAATCATCACGAAATAACTTACGAGCACCTAACCCAAGGTCTTGAAGTAAACGACGAACTTCGGGCTGTGCTTTAGCAACATCCCAACCAAAACTATCAACAAGAACCCTTAAACGACCGCCATTGTACATAATTGGATTTATTTCTAATAGCAATTCGCGGATTTTATCCGCGAATGCCACACGTTTATAGCCGTATTGTTCTACCAATATTTTGGCTACAGTATCTTTACCGCTCTGTGCATAACCTGTTAAACCAATAATCATGGTAGAGGTACATACTTTCCTGTCAACCATTCATTATTAGCTGGTTTAGAGGTAGAAACCATATAATTATAAGTATCTTGCCAAGTTGCTTTGCGGTTTAATGACCACCAGCCTGACATTGCAGCTGTTGCGTTAGATGTTCCCACCATGAATTTTGTATTTCCATTAGGTTGCAACACATACCAACGAGCATTTAGATAAAAACTTGTTTGCGTATTACCGTTGCTATAACGAGCAATATATGGTTTAGCAGTTGGATCATAGGTTTTACCAGAACTACCTGGGTCTGGGTTGTCAGTGGCCCCTACCGATACAACATCTGGCAAACACGCAATAGAAAACATTGAAGTTCTATTGCTGTCGTTTCCAGTAGCACCGATTACTGCAACGTTGTTATCTTTAAGGGTTGCTATATCCTGTGCTACGCCACTTGGAACGCTGCAACCAGCAAAAACTTTTCCTTGAGAAACGTTAACAACAGTAATGTTGTACTTGTCTTTGTTTGCTACTACCCAATCAAGTGCCAATTTAACGGCAGCGTTTGAATACAAATATGGAGCCCCTTGTGGTGTAACTCCAATAATGCGAATGGGTATCAACTTTGCGTTTGGGTTTACTTTAGAAATAATAGATAGCATCTCTGTGCCATGGGTAAGAGTTGCATTTGTAGATGGGGCTATGTTGGCTGCGCCAACACCTTCCATTTGGCCTTTACCATTTGGGCACATTGAGTACTCAAGTACGCAAACTTCGGTAATAATATTTGGAAACTGTGAAGTGACTACGCCTGAATCAATAACGGCAATAGTTTGTGGTTGTTCTGCGTGTACGGGTGTTGCCAAACTTATCAACAGTGCGATTGAAAGTATTACTTTTTTCATATTGCTTTATCCCCTTTAACCATATGTTTGGATGTTTCTACCCCAGACCTTACTTCATCTAGGGTCATAGCGCCAACATCTTTAACCTCTATTCCCGCATAATTAAAAAACCAAGCTTCGGTGTTAAGCTCATCACACATGCTCAATAAGCTTAACGAAGAAGTTTTTCCCGCAGCGTCATTGTCCATAGCAAAAATAACCCTATCCGCACCTCGTATCAAATTAAATTGAGCGCGAGAAACAGTAGCTCCGTAAGTAGCTACCCCAAAAAACCCTAAAGAGGCTAGCCTTACCACATCTAGAGGCGACTCAACCACTATTAAATCTCCCGAAGTGTATTGGGAATACCCGAACAAAGTTTCGCTTTTTTTAATGCCAGCGGGTTTATTATTAAAATAACGGTGGTCATAGCCTTTTTCTTGCCACCCCAGTAACTTGTGTGTAATTGGGTCTCGGATAGGAGTAATCCAATTTTTATTACGTTCATCCCATTTGAGTTCATAAACCAAAGCGGAAGCGCGGCGAAGACCGCGAGATAACAACGCCTCACTTGGTGGTTCTGTAAAAGCACTGAGCATTGATTCTGTTATATAAGTTGGTTCTTCAATCTTTGGTTGTTCTTCTCTAATCACGCGTTGAAATCTAGAAATTAAACTGTCTGTGGAGCCTAGCCACTCTGTAGCTTTTTCATAGTCAACGCCTGTTACATATGCAATTAAAGAATAAAGACTTCCTTTCCAACCGCATGAAAAACAATTATGCGCGCCAGAATCAGCATTAATATACCAAGATGGATTTCTATCTTGCTTACCTGTGCGTTGTAAATGCGCAGGACAATGGGCTTGGATTTCGTATCCACGGTCACCCACAATCTCAATGCCTAACCTAGTTAGGGTGTCTGTCATTTCGTCTACGGTCATAGCGCTAAATCGTCTTCATCCATCTCACGAAAAGCACCTGTGTTCCAGTCCCATAAAAGTTGTGCTTCTGTAAGGCCTGAGTTACGGCTAGCAATAACACGAAGAAGTCTAGTGTCATCTACGTTCTCATCTACTCGTTGTAAACCAAAAATAACATCCGCATCTTGATGAAAAGAAGAAGAGTAACCAATAGAATCTGCAGTTACTTGCCCGTTACGCATTTTCCAAGCAAGGGCTTGGGTAGAGATAACAATTGGTTTCTTTACCTTTTGCGCCAAACGCTTTAATGAACGAGTTATGTTAGTAATTGCTTGAGGCGTATTTGATTCATTAGTTTGCTCATCAATCATCAAGTACGTACCGTCAATAAATACAATGTCTGGGTTCTTGCTTTGAATTTTGCTTGCCACTGCGCTAACAGTCTGACCATTAGTTGAATCTGAAAACCAAAACTTATCTCGCATCTGAGGTACATCTTCAGAAACAACCTTTATAAAACGGCTTTCTTCTTCAGGGGTCAAACTTCCTGTCATCAAACGCTGATATGAAATGCGAGCTCTCATAGCGTAATAACGGTTCTTCTGTTCGGTGTTGCTCATCTCAAAAGAAAGGAACATAGGAACCTTACCCGCAAGCTGAGCGTTAATAGCAATCTGTAAAGCCAGGGTTGATTTACCTGTCTTAGGAGGAGCAACGATTACTACTAACTGCTCAGGCTGCAAACCTGATGTGGATGCGTCAATGGTAGGAAACCCTGTAGCCAAACCAAGCAACCCTGGATTTGATTTACGGTAGTCGTATTCTTCTTTAGCGGTTTTAGCCGCCTGTGTGATTTCTAAATCATTTGATTTAGTTAAACCCTCTTCTTCAAGTCTAATAATTCCGCGTTCCATAGCAAGGAGTGCGCTTTCATGGTCTTGTTCTTTTTCAATAGAGGTAAGGGCGCTACCTATAGTGTGAATAATAGAAAGTTTACGGCGGTTATCAACAATGCGATCTAAAAAATAATCAATGGTGTCATGGACTGGAACAAGTTGATAAGTGGGAAAATTATCAACAATAATGTCAAGGCTAGGTGTTTCTTGATATTCTGTGTAGTGGCTGTGCATAAAACGAAATATCTTTTTATCGTTTGCATCAGCAAACCACTCTTCGTTTACACCGCGTTCAAGGACAAGGTTGACACTACGCTCTTCAATTATCTTGCTAATTAACTTTGATTCGTTGTTCATATGTTGTTAAAGTCCAATCCCCAATGTCCGTATCTTAATAAATTACTTGGCACATCTATAACCCCTACAATTTCTGGCCTGTATGGAAGTTCATTAACCAAATGGTTAATAGACTCATACGAAGAAAAATATCTAAATGGATTAGTACCTAGATTATCAAGATAGTCCATCGTTTCAGAAAGCTGTTCATCTGTCAATCCATAAGAAACTAACTCTAAAGTAACTCCACGGTTAGTGGTGTAAAGATATAAAGAACTTAAAATGTCGCGTCTAATTTTCTTTTCTACTTGAACAAACGGAATAAGCTTATATTTCTTTTTTACATTAAGTTCTACCATTAAAAATACGTCTGATACTACGAGTACTCTTTTAGGGAGCTCGTTACTGATATCCCCGTTACGCATTTAGAAAACCTCTATTTTTCCAAATTTAATAACAAACTCTCTAAAGTCTTCATCAGAAAATTTTGCTTTAATTGCGTCTTCTTGAGTTGCTCGTTTAGAAATCTCTAAAGGATAATTACCATTGTTTTGTTCAATGCGTGCTTGTACAAATTTAGTATGTTTGCAATTGTTTCTGCCTTTAAATCCAGGGCATGTGCAAAACAATCTACCGTGGTCATCTGATGTCACTTCATAAATACCTGGCCCAGGTGTGTGCGCTTGGCTCAAAAATACCTGCACCAACCTTGACGCTTGCAATTCGTTCCTCACTTTCGTAAATCTTCCGCCGCGGTTATCGGCAAATAATAAAAAGCTTCATTAGCAAAGCTTTCTGTAGCATCACCGTATTCGCTAGCCCAGTTTTCTAATTTAATATTAGTAGTAACAATGGTAGGCAATCCATGGTTAAACCGTGTGCGCAAGATGTGGTGAAGCATACTGCTTTGCCAACCTGAGAGTGAGGTGTGTTCTTTACCTAGGTCATCAATAATCAAAACTCTAATGTTATAAGCATCGTTTTTGCACTCTCCAAGCATTCCTTGAAAAAGAATTTCTTGCTCATCAGTAGCAGAGCCTTCAATGGTTAAACCCTTCAAAGCCAAGATATCATTGAAGGTTGCAAAGTAGCATGGGCGGTTAAGGACTTTCCCATCATCTACTTTAAAAGGTTCAATAGGAAACGTAGTCATAATCTCTTGTATTAAAGATACTGAAAGCGTTGTCTTACCGTGGCCAGGTTCTCCCCAAAGAAGTAAACCTTTACCGCAACGTTTATTACCTGATGCACGGATTACATCCCCGCTTTTAACATATTCAAGCCATTGACGAACACGTTCCATTTTTTTAAGGTCAACTTCAGTGCAGTCATCTAAAACCCAACCAAGACGCGCTTCAGGAATGTTTGCAAGACGCACCCAAAGTTTACGAACTGGTTTTAACTTTGACACTTCAAACATTAAAACTTCTCCCACTGTTTGTCGGAAATCTCTTCGGCTGCTGCAATATCCGCTGGTGTGACTGTACTACGTTCTACGTCCAAGAGCAGACTACTGAAATCGCGGATAAAAAGTTTCCAAATCATCTCAGGGTCATTGATAGTCTTATTGTGCTCTAAACCTGCAAAGAACCTATCCATCATCTTTAACTCTACATCTCCTGAGGTGCCGTGAGTTTTGCGGGCTTGACCAAAAGCACCGCGAAATCTGGTACGCGCAACTTGCCATGGCTGAACATGCCACAGACCTTCCATGCGATTAGCAAATTCGTTAACAGACTCATCGGTTGTCCAGTCAATTGGCAATTTGCGCATCTTGGCTTCACGCCTCTTTAAATGCTCTTGTTCTTTGGCAAGGGCGTACTCAGCCGCTTTGCGTTCTCGTTCTTTGCGAATCTTAGCCTTCAGCTCATCATCTTCGCTTTCATAACTTAACGCTCTAAATTCGTTATCCATTTTTCCCTCCTTGGGTTCCCCAAGTACTCTTTCTTGCTTATTTAATGAATAAGCATTTAAGTTTAAATAGCTATTCTGCTGTGTCTGCTGTAACAGGAGTGCCGATTTGGGACTCCCATTTAAATAGGACTGGGTGACGTACTTTCCGTTTACCAGTTGGCGTTTGGTTATTACCAGACCAGCTTCCCGCAATTCTTTAAGTGCGGTAAGGAAGGTTTTCCTACCCTCTGGAAAAACAGAGGCTAGGCTCTCAGCGCTTATGGAGGCGCCTGAGGCATGTAGGTACAAGTAAACCCCTAGGGCCCTGGCTGTAATCACGCCGTAGACCCCTTAGAAGCCGTTTTAGAGGCATTTAATTCGGCCACCACAGCCTCGGTAACTCGCCTAACTATGGCATCTACGTCTATATCGGTTTTATCAGGCTCTATGGCAGTTTCTTCTACCTCCCCTTTAGGGGCAAGAGTATTCAAACCCTCAGAGAGGTCGGCGGGAGTTATACCGTGATTAAGCAAAATATCTAGCAGGTCGTTATCAGGGTTCTCTTTATCCCATAGAACAAAACCAACAGTTTTAACTTTACCCGCAAATTTACAAGCATCTAACAGTGGGGTGTTGGTTTCACTAACACTTGCTGAATAAATGCCATCAAACTTGGCGCCCTCATTAGAGAACACAAGGATGTCTTTGTTTTTATCTTTTGCCCATTGGCTAATAAAAACTTGTCCTGGCGCGGGTTGAGTTTCATAAGCAAGAATAAAAGTTACATCTTGCCCATTTGCATATACGTAATCATCTATAAGGGCTTCTACGTTAGCCCGACTGGTACTTCCTGCACCAGCAACTATCACATAATATTTGTCCATAGGACCTCCTGTTAGGGGAGGCCAAGGCTAGCACAAGATTTACTGTTGTCTAATTGTTGCTGGTCGGTAGGTGGTAAGTCTTTCGGCGCCAGTTAAAAAAACACGACTTAAGAAAGCACAGGCTACTGCCCTGATAATAAGCTCCTTAACAGGAAATCCTATAAGTATGTTCCCAATTACAGATATTCCTATAGAGAACACCGCGTTAACCGCGATGGGGCTAGTAAACATCCCAAGAACTTCTGCTAACGGCTCTAATAGAGCAAGGAAAAATGCAACAAACATTGATACAAGAAGTAAATTTAACATGAGGTAATACTACTACGTTTGTGGTTGTGCTAAATACACAGCCATAGTCGTACCCATGGGGACTAACCCAGTAATAACGTCTGTAAGCAGGCGAGTTACAGTTACAAAACGGTTTTTGTAAAAATGGCTGCGACCAGTGTTTGCCACCCCACCTTCCCAGAATATGTCATATGGGTCCACTTGTCCGCCGTTTCCATCAAAATAATCTAATACAAAACCACTATTTTCAAATAAAGCTCGGTCTACATAAACAATTTCAGAGATAGCTGCTGTGGACCATGTTAAAGCAACACTGGCGTATGCCGCTGTAGCTGGTGCTGCAGCTGTTACGTAAGGCCGTACCCAATCAGAGTTATTAATGCTAGTTGCGGTTCCCGTATCAGTTTGAATAACGTTATGCGATATGTCATACCAAGTAATGCTGGCGGTTACAGTTTCTGTAACGCTAGCTGTTTGAGCATAAATGCTAAATGTATAAGAAGTTTCTGGGTAATAGATGTTTACTAATTGTAAAGTTGTAGAGCCATCCCACGAGTTAAGAACAACGCTTGATCCGCTAGCAGTTATTTTTAAAGAGTGTCCTGTTGCCCAAGCGCTACCTGTAGTTGCTTTGGCTGTTTGGTTAGTTGCAGTGACTGAATATGAAAAAGAAGTCAATGTTACAGATGTAATTGTTCTTGCACCATTATAGTTAGCGGCCGTTACTCCAGTACCAGCTATATTTGAAAGGTATACAGAATCTCCAACTTTAAGAATATGCGCGGTAGATAAAGTTACTGTGGCAACGTTGCTGGTAATAGATGTAGTAGAAACAGTATAGTTATCAAAAGAAGGTTCTTTTAAAGCCGTATACGCGGTTGTTGAACCCCCAGTAACAGTCCATGGTGTAAATGGAGAAACAAAATTAGGGTTAATTAATTCATTAATTCTTTGACCACGCACAGTAATATGAATTTGTCGCGCTTCATCAAAATCTGTAACACTACTGCTAGCTTCAAATTGAGCTGCGTCAAAATAGTGATATGCATTAGAGGCAGAACCCGCAACTGATGCAATAGAAA